AGTAAACAGTGGATTTGATATACCTTCATTTAATACCTTGAGTAAACTTCCAAATGCTGATGCTAATTCACCAATAACTTGTGATAATAATCCAACACTAGTGCCAACACTTTCAGCCACACCTTTTAATGCATCGATCTTGCCACTAGTCGTATCAATATTGCCCCAAGATTTAAATAATTCCGTACTTAAATTTCGGACACCTAATATCAATGGTTCAAACGGTTTTGGTCCAAGTCCTTTCAAAAATGCAGCTTTAATTTCACTAGCACCAGTTTTTATTTTCTTTAATGTTTCCCAAATCTCACCCAATGATTTACGTGAACCATCTGAATTTTCAGAGATTGAAAAAAATGCCCCACCAATCGCAAGCAACGCAATTCCTAATGGTAATGCCATTGTCAAAAGACCAGCAAAGATATTAGCCAAACCACCTATCAGGAGTCCCATTAAGGCCAATGGAGCTATTACTGGAAGAATAACACCCATGAACCCAATAAACGCTAAACCTCCTGTAATAAGAGCCTCACGAGTATCTTTACCGATGCTTTTCCACCAATTAGAAATTGGGTTCAATACTTTCGACTTAACAGCCTTTAATTTACCACTAACCATCTCAGCGAAGTTGAAAATTGTCGTACCAGTTTCTTTTACTGAATCATCAATTTCATCAAAGGATTTTTTTAATTTTTTAGAAGGATTCGTTGTACCTAAAAATAATATAACCGTTGCTAAATTCTGTACTCGTTTAACAGCACCTTTCAAATAACCTTTCATTGTTCCTTCAAACAATCCAAAAAAACTGATTGCTAATGTTTCAGTAGCCGATTTCATCATAATCAACTGTCCAGTCACATTATCCAATCTAATATTAGCCATTTGTCTAGCAACACCATTCGCCCGTTTCAATTCACCAACCAATTCTCTATATGCTTCAGGAGCTTTTTCAATTCGCGCCATAAACGCACTAACTGCACGATCACCACGGATTCCAAATATCTCTTGGAGCGCAGCAGCCCGTTTTATCGGGCTTTCAATTTTTAATATACCTTTGACAACTGAATCCATCGTTTTATTAAGATCGACAGCCCATTTACCAGTTTTATCTTTAACTTCGACAACTTCAATTCCATATCGACGCATCAATCGTGCTGCGGTTTTTGTGTGTCTCGTTGATTTTGACAACATATTCAAAAACGCAGTACCACCTTTGGTTCCACGTAAACCTGCATCGGCCAATATACCCATAAAAGCTACAGTTTCTTCCAAAGGGATATTCAATGCTTTAGCTTTACCAGCAACGTAAACTAATCCAGCGCCCATTTCTTGCACATTTGTTGATGTCGATGCAGAAACCAAAGCAAGAACATCTGCGACTCGACCAGCATCAGATGCTTCAAGCGCAAATGCTTTAATTGTGGCTGTTACAATCTTTGCTGTTTGTGCAAGATTCATATTTGCAGCAGCAGCTAAATCCAAAAGTGGTAATGATGCTGCAATAATCTGATTCTGTTTAAAACCGGCCCTTGCAAGTTCTTCCATACCACTTGCTGCTTCCGATGCTGTAAACTTTGTCATCGCACCTAACCGCAATGCTTCTGACCGAAGCAGTTTCATTTCCTTATTGTCTTTACGAAGAACCGAACCAACACCACTCATGGCGAACGAAAAGTCCACAGTTTTCTTAGCGCCATAACCAATCGCTAATGTTGCAGCAGCACTTGCCATAGTTAATTCGTTCAAACCACGACGAACCCTATCAGCGCCCCAACCCAATGATTTCAAACCTGAACGTAAGCGCCCAACACCTTTATGAAGGCGTCCAACATTTTTTGTTGCGCCCCTTGTATCAATTGTGACGATTGCGCCTAGTCCAAGTCTTGTAAACATCTACGATTTCCTTTTAGCGGCTTTCCTTCTTTGTTCTTCTTCGATTTTCATCTGCTTATTCAATCTCTCCAACCACCAAATTCGCTCATTATAACTCATCTTGAGAACATCAGCATAATTTAATCCCGGTATGAAGTACACCAATCTAAATGCATCTTCCCTTCTTTCGACATCTGATTTTAAAGGGAAGAAGTCGTAAAAAAACTGGTATATGTCCAATCAATTGCTTGAACAATATCAGCCTTGCAATCGGGATTCGTACATTCGATCTCAACGACAACATTAGGACCACCATTCAATTCCGTCATAAAAGCAGCAAGTCTTTCAAAATCCCGCTTACTCATTTTGTTCAGATGCTCCGAATGAGGTTGAAAAAATGGCTGTTCCAATTCCATAATATTAATAATACTATCAAGCATTGAAGCCATTTGATAATCATTAGCATTCTGTTTTTTTGGAATAAGGGCTTTCATTGTTCGCCAAGGTGCAGGTTGAATCACGAACGTCTTACATTCTTTACCGGATAATTGAATCGGATTATCCAAAATAAATTCCCGATAGAAATCCTCTTTCTTGTATTCACCTTCATAATATTCAACCATCGTTGTTCCAACATCTACCGGATACTTTTTGATGTCAGCACCACATGAAGGACATTCAATATTAAAATACAATTCTGGACCAATAGCATCCATCCTCAAATTGAAATAAGCCGTTAGAACATCATTCATATAGAATTGCTCAATCTTCATTTTTTTCAATTCATCTTTTTCATTTTCTTCAAATCTACGATTACCGAAGTTTTTTCCAAAGTAACCAAGAATTACTGAAATCAAACTGGAAAAATGAGGATTCTTCTTTTTGAGTTTAGCGATATGTTTTTCATCTTCTGTCGTCCAACTACCAAACTCAAAATTTTGCAACAAATCACCTGTTGATTCATCGACAAAACCAATAGGAACAAGATTTCTTCGTTCATTCAACGGTACTTCAATTTTCTTGAGTTCTTTTTTAGACGCTACGATACCAGCGGATTGCTGTTGAGGCTGTTCTACTTTTTCTTTTCCTTTGACCATGACTTACTCCCATTTCCTTTTTGGATGTTGAGTTTCAAGTTTTTAACCATTAGTTCCGAAGTTTTCTAAAAGAAGGGCAAAGGCGGTAGCATATTTGCCGCTTCAATTCTATATTTCATAACAGCCATCTTTTCACTACCCATTCGATGACCGGGAAAAACCATTTCCGATATTGAGACAGTTTCCAATACCACTGTCCATTCCAATTTTCCAGATTGAGATTTATATTTAAGCATTGCCGGTACAAAAGCAACTAAAGGAATAATCGGGTCTTGTCCAGCTTGGAACCAAAGACTCATATAATTTATAATGGAATCGTGATGCATTGGAACGCTAATCATAAAAGAAACCGGATTGGTAATGCCTAAACTTCCAACAGTACCATCCGGTAAAATTATTTTCTTTAATGTCTGACGGATATTTCCAAGATCAACGATCTTAATATTACCCATCCCAATGACCTGAAATTCAGTCTCGGAAGTGTTGATAATATCAAGATCGATGTCACCACGTTTCACTTATAATCCTTTAACGTTCATTTATTGTGGTTTACTACGACTGGAGCAACGCATCGTTGCTTTGAAATTTGCCTCTTCATCACTTTGAGCATCTTGACCGGACATAGATGATTTTCGAGGAAAGCAATTCTCTAAAGTAATTATATATTGCATAGCTCCTGAAGAAGTTGGCATAACAAGTGTCAAATCCTTCATTTCTGGTGATCCAGATGCTTCAAGTTTTGCAATCCAATCTTCAACATAAATTACTTCAGTAGTATGATGTGCGGGAATTTCAAAATCAAATTCAAACGGCTCACTCCGTTTACTTGGAACAGAATTGCCATCAGGGAGATCAACAACTTTCCATTCCTGTTCAAAATCACTCGTTGTGATAATTGTAAATGTCATGTCACTAGATTTCAACGTATATTGATTTCTCAGCATCACATCAGTATCAATGTCACCACGTTTCATAATTTTTCCTCCTTTAGATAATGTCTTCCCATAAGGATTTCATCTTTTTTATTTCAACTGTCAGACTCTTTTCAACTGCGACATCATCAGAGCCTTCAACTTTTACCCATTTTTGTTTTACCTGATAAGGTTCACCAAATATAAATTCATCATTTTTAGATTTCCAAGGAATTGCAAAATGTTTACTATCTTTCCTAACCCAAAAAATGACGAGTGTTTCAAACACTTCACAAGCACAACCAAGATTTCCAAATTCGTCGAATAATGATGGATGTTCTCGTCCAAGAAAGTCATAAGCAGCATCACTAACCATCCAAAGAAATGTCCGCATATCGACTTCATTAAAATCAACACCATTCATAGCCTTAAAAATCTCTAAGGCTTTTGGATTATCAGAATTAAAATGCTTCGATGTCGATATTGTACGACCAAACTGCTTATAATGCTTCGCTATATGCGCCTTTACACCGGCTCTATCACCATCAGGGATACTCAGACCCCCTCTAGCACCTTGAAGGCTCCCAAACGCAGCAGCAAGCCCCCTGAACAGCACCACAAGACTACCTGAACTGTTGTTCATATGATGAGGAAGCTTATAACTGCCAAATTCTTCAGGTTTGTCAGCATTGTACCAAGCAAAGGCCCGACGATACTTCGCCCAATTCATCTTTTCTTTCAAACCTTTACCATCGGAAGAAGCCCATTTTCTGAGTTCCTTCACAACATCTCGACCATCCCAAGGGGCATCATCAGCAGCTTTAATAGTCGCTTCGTATTTTACAGCCGATTTACCGACTTCGATTATGAATTTTTTAGCCATTATGATTAACCAATACTTTCAAAGATACCCTGACGACCAATTGAGATGTTCAGTCGTTCAACAATCCCTGTAAACTTCAAGCTAATATCAAGATTCATATCGCCGGAGTCAACATCCAATGCTGTGTTGTTCTCGTCGTCGATTTTGATGATACATGCCTTATTAAAGGGAATGTCTTGATCGAGAGCGCCCTTATTCCATTCAGGTCTAAAGTAACCCTGAGTCGCAACCAGCACATCAGCTCGTGTAGCCTTGTTATTGAGCATGAAAATTACCCAATCAAAACTCTCATACAGATCACGTTCGTAATGACTCATCGCTTCCCGCATGTGTTTCCATCGCCAACCAGAAGAAAGAGCAACCGTTCTATCACCCCAAATGACATATCCACCAGCCATTTTCTTAATAACTTGGAAGCCACGAGGATTAAGAAATTCTTCATCGATGACAGTTTCACCAGTGGGAATATCCTGAGTCCCTTTAAGGATCGCATCAACACCAGCAGCAGGACGATGGAAACCCTTGTAGATATTTGCATAACGAGCTTCAACACCATGAATCTTTCCATGAGCCGGAATGCGTTTCAAACCTTCAGCTTCAGGATCACTAATATCAAGCCAAGCCGGATAAATAACAACCGCAGCATCATTCAATCCAAGAGTCGATGCAACACGAGTATAAGCAGCATCTTCAGTTAGATCAGTTGACAGCAGATTGTAACGCCATTGACAATTTGTTGAATACGCATAATCTCTACCGGCTTGTTCAACTACCGTTGCCGTAACACCGGGAGAAGCCAGTTTAATAAGTCCATAACCCTTTTGGGCCAACATCTGTTTAATCGGAGAAGTATCGAGGTCAAAAGCCTGATCGATATAATCCTGATCGTCAACGGATTCTGCACCACCATAACCGAGCCTAGACGGTTGATCATATTCAATGGCGTATTCAGGATTTGCACTACCAACCAAGGTCCAATAAGACGGGAAAGTTATAGGAGGACCAACAGTTGCAGCCGCCGCCTCAAATGCAGGAGCAACTGAGAAATTTGAAAAAGTGAATGATAAACAATCACCGCCAACAAATCGAATTATGTATGTAACATCTTCCGCAGGTTCAAACGCAGCAGAACCAACAGCGATTTGTTCAAGAACGCCAATTGCGGATAAATTATAAACCCCTTCAACCGCAGGTAGTAATGCTGTACCAGCCAAATTAGTACCAGTCGCATCTTCATAAATCTTAACGTCCCAAGCAGTAACAACACCGGCTGTAAAAGTGCATATATATGCTGTTAAATCCGTCGAATTATGATAATTTCCTCTTGTAGTAACATCAACTGTACCAGCAGTAAGTGCAACCGTTCCAAGTGTAATTGAAGGTGTCTGTAATTCATCATCATAATAGACAGTATTGAGATTCATCGAAAGCGCCGTTCCGACATCGAAGAAGATACAGCTATTTCCAGAAATTTTAACTTTTGTATTCGGAGCCGCTACCGGATTTGGAACAAAATGATTACCAGCTAATTCATTCGGTTCAGGACCAAAAATTGCGAATGTAAATGAATCACCAGCTACATAAGCAACACCAGCAGAAGTAGGAACAGTTATGATAGGTAGATAACCACTAGGATGAGTATAAGCAACTGTTTCAGCAACACTAAAATTCAAATCATTCAATCCATCTTCATTTGTCTGTCCAGCTTCATCAGCACTTACCCAATGTTGCCAAACACAATCCCAATTAGTTGCAGCCGTAAAAGTACCTGTGAGAACACCCGGACGCCAACCTTTAACAGTCGCATCAGTCAACGCTGTGGTATAATAATCAATCGTCGGCTGTAATCCTTTAGCATCAGCATAATCCTTTGTTTCAATCACATTATCCAGATAAACGCGATTAACAGCACCATTAAAATAGGTTCCATCAGCAGCCCAAGGAATCCTACCAGAAATATTTCGAGGAATGGCGTTTGTTACAGCACCAGAACCAGTATTTATATCTTCAATTTCAAAATCATCATTGGACGAATCATTACCAATGACAGTTTCAAAATAGTATCGGTTATCGGAATCACTGGAAAGATTAGGATAATCATATCGAGAAATTCCATTCACATAAACTTCCAAGCCCCAATACGCACTTCCTTCACTACCAGCTTTGACACGATAACTCATCACTTTAGTATCAAGGGTTTCGAGAATAATATACAGTTGCGGATAAGTTACATCAACCCATGTCGCCTCAGCAATTAATCCACGGGCATTTGTCAAATCAGTGAGCATATTTTCACTGGTAGCAACATTAATAACACCAGCAGCATCATTACCAGTCACCAAATATGATTTTCCAGTGCATTCAAGATGCATCGTTGCACCAGCCCAAAGATTTACATCCATCGTCACACCAGTTGTAATTGTCGTAGCAGCAATTGTCGTCGAAACAATCTTTTTACCATAAACACGATCCCGACCAGCCCATCGACCACCATTCTGAGCAACCAGTCTAGCAATCTGCCATTCTTCTCTAGCAATTTGAACACCAGTAAAAATCCGATTACGATCATATTCCCATGTCGTAACATTCGGATCAATTTTACCATAGAGATAAGTCACACCCGGAATTTCATCACCATCAGTAATACGAACGAAAGACAGACTTCCGTATCCTTCACTGTTGTCATAAAAATCCAAAGCACAATCAGGAATATAAGACTCATCAATAACTGATCCACATTTTCGTCCAAAATCATTCTTAGACTTAGTGTGAATCATTTCACCGATATTACCCTTTTCGAGAATACCGACATAGACGGTTGATCCAAGAGCGCCGGATTGCAACGAAGCCGGGGGGGATTTCTCAGTGAGAGTCGTACCAGCACCTTGCACCGGACCATAGCGTCTAATAGCCATTTTTATTTTTCTCCTATTCGATAAGCGTTCCCGTAAGAACTAATTCTTGGACAACATCAGCGTCAATTTCAGCAGAACCATAAAACGGAAAATTAAAAACCTTAAAATTAAAGTTTATTCCGTGAAGTTCGTTTGCAGTCAAAGTTTTGCTCATTTCTATGTCATCAGCAGTTAACACGATTGCGATTCTTTCATCAATGCTCGGAAGCGTCAAGAATTTATTTTCCGAAAAAAAGACTTGAACGGCATCATACATAGCCAAATTGTCAATTCCCGATCCAGAATTAGCAACACATTCAACCAAAAATGTAATAGCTTTTCCTTCAGATAATCTCGCACCCCAAGGAACAGATTGATTTATGATTGATGTATCACCAACTGTTCTACGATAAAGTGGACTAAAACCATCAACCACAAAACAAGGTAATGTATTTGGAAGTGCTGTAAAATCTTCCGATTGAGATTGGACAATTGCAGTCGTTCCAACCTCGACATATAATTTGATTACTGTATCTTCAGTTTGTTCCGACGTAAATGTTACCACACCGGCAGTGTAAGAATCAAAAATATCAGTTTCGTTGATGGTATCACTATAAAGATAAGCAGCAATGCAGTCAGTAATAAGATAAGTTTTATCCCCCATCGCCTTTGAAATATCAACGGTTGTTGAATCCTCAGTCATCGTAATGACAACCGGTGTATTTATTCTAATCGTTTTCAAAGCCGGAATAATTGTTCGATATAAAAGATCGTCAAATTGAGAAGCAAATATTTGCATTACAAAATTCACCGAATAAACGTATGGAGTATCAGCACCATCACTCGTATATAATTTGATTTTAACACCAAATTGTTTTCCTATTGGAGCGAATGTTGTAATTCCAGTTTGAACTTCTGTTTCTGTATTCCAATTAGTTGCACCAGCAGCAGCCCAAGCTGCACCAGTCCAATAAACAGGACTTCCAGCATCCATTAGTTGAAATGTAACTGTTGTATTTGTCGGAATAACAGCATCCAAAGCAAAACCAACGAAAGCTCTCAATGCTATTGGTGTTGTATTCCAAGTTGTGACGGTTATGTCGGTATCCATTGGAAAAAGATCAGTGATTGTATTGTGAATCAGAATTAAAGAATCAACGGTTCGAGGATATTCAACTGATTCAGAAAACTTCGGAACTAACGTATATTCCGTTTGTGGACACAATCTAACCTTAGTAGCGTCACTAAAAATTAGATCACTCCTTTTACCGGCTGAAAATTGAAATTGCTTTAAGGCGTAAGAATTTTTCATTTTGCGTAATATGCCTTCTTAAAATTTAGAACAAGAATCCTAAAGATTTCCTGTCCCAATGCTTGATCTTTCATAACCTCATCCATGATTGGTCTTTTAGGAATCCTAATATAATTTGTATTTTTACCCAATTTTTTCAAACCGGGATTCATTTGAACCATTTTAGTATTCCAATAAACCCGCATTTTCGCTGAAACTCGAATTGAACAACCATCTCGAATTGAACAACCATTATGAAGGATTGCAGCTAATTTACCAGCAGATAATCCAGAAGGATGTTGATCTGAAAAGAGCCAACCAACGAATCTCGAATATTTGTTTATCTTTTTAGTGGTAATTAATTTAACGAGTGCGCCGGTATTAACCCAAGGCGTATCAGAACCTTTCATAAGAATCGTTGCAGGGGAATTTGCAATTGATGATTTACCTTTAATTTCTTTTTTTATTCTTTTTTTAACCAGTGTTCCGGCTCTATTCAAAGTCAAACGTCTAGCTCTACTAATAGCAGATTCCATTCTTCGAGGATTCAACATGAACTCAAATTGTTTCCATTTGCCTTTGAAACGAACTCCCATTAAACAGATTTCTTTCTAGGCTGACTATCAGAAAAATCAATAGCCATAAATCCGTAACCACCACGTCTTGTCATATGTCCAAATGGTCTTGTTCCCATGACAAAAAAATTACGAGTTGTATTACCAATAGAAGTAATCTTATCGCCAATATCAGGAGCATAAGAAAGTTTAGTCATCTTCGATTTTGAAACCACAATATAACCGGCTGAACCTTCAATAAAACCAATCGATGATTTTCTCAATATTTGGTCATTTCTAAATCGTACTTGACCAGTAATATTAACAGTTGTTTTTCTTGCAACCGTTTTAATTTCTTCACTGGCATCGGCATCATAAAACGTATTGGGTTTGTCAATTGGTTGAATCACAACCGGGATTGGATTAATGCAACGACCAGAAGGCATTTGTTAAACTCCAACCGATGTAATTGCGTCTTGAATACTAGATATTCCCATTCCCAACGGACGACGATAATTTCTCAATATCTGATCCACTTCAGGAATGCCAGAAGAAACACCACCAATTAATCCACTTGGTTTTGATGTGACATTATATTCATACAAATTTCCATCAACCATTTCTTTTTTCAATCCACTGAGATGTCCGTCAAAACTTGAGGTTCTTTCTTCATCTTCACCAAGATATAAATTATCTCGGTTTTCAATAGCCAGCATCATCACAGCACGCTTGATGTCATTCGGAGTCACGTAACTTGGAGTTACAAAATCCGTATATCCAAAAGTACCAACCAATCTTTGATTCAACTCACCTTTCTGGAATAACAAACTCGCATAATAATCACCAGCATTTGAAAAGAAATTCTCATCACCTTTTTTCAAAACAATTTTTGGATTTTTTCGATCATCAGGCCACGGCTGACGATTAAAAACTGAATAGTTATCTGTATCTTCAACAGTCGTCGATTCATTCCGATACAATGATGTTAAAGAGATTATTGGAATTCCCAAATGAAGATACCTTGTTCCTGTCCCATTGATCGTGAAATCCAACGGCAAACTTTTGAAAAATTGCCCTGTAATCTTATTAACGTATTCACAATATGTTTCAATTAGAGCCTCAGTATAATCATCGGTATAAGGAGCCGCATCAGGAAGTCCAGCAGCCCTAATTTCAACTAAACTAACATAAGCCCAAGCCATAAAAAACTCCTATTAGCCGGTATATACCGCTTCCATCCGAAAAGTAAAACTATCTGTATGACTGGTCGTTACAACCAAATATAAATATGCTGGATCAGCAGTCGCTTCTTCATTATGAACAAAACATTCCCTTGGCAATGCAGCAACAGCCGTTGGAGTTCCACCAGATGATGTAGCTACTTTAATTTCGGTTAAATCAGAACCAGACAAACCATCAGGATCGGCTTCATAAAGCACAAAAGAGAACGTTGTGGCTGTAGTACCGTATCTTTCCATCGTTAGAGACTTAATAAGTGACCTGTGACCGCTTTCAAGTCGTAATGTGACTATAAGACCAGTTGTGACACCAGCGTTGTTTTGAACCGTTCTCTGATACGGATACGGCATTAAAGAGCCATTGTTATCAGTTGGACTTTGTTGATCAAATTTCGGCATTTTTATTTTCTCCTTCTATTTGTCAAAGTATCTCGGATTTCCAGTTTTAATAAGTTCAATCTTTGCCATTTCAGATTCAAATACTTTTGTTACTTTCAAAAGAACATCATCGGCGCTAATTATAACCGAAAACCCGCCTTTAGTTCCGAAGTTTTTTCTTTCATCAATAGAAAACTGAACAACTCTAAATTTTTTGGGAATCGGTATAGCCAACATTTGGCCACTAGAATATAAAACGAAGCCAGAAATAATGTCACGATTTTCATTAATAAATTCTTTAACTTTCTTAAAGTCAATGGGGTGACTGAATTTCTCAGTCACCCCATTTCTCAAATTCACGGCGAAAGACATAAAAAACCTACTTATTTTTATAGTCCTTCTTAATTTTCTTGTCCTCAAACACTTCTTTCTTTTCTTCGACCACTACCTTTTTTTTCACTTTGGATTTTTCCAATTTTTCTTTTTTATCAGGAACGGCAGGAAGTTGTGCCGATTTAAACCTAAGTCCTGTTAGATACAAATAAACATATTCATCGTGTGAAATAAGTTTCATCTTATTCTTCATCAGATGAAGGGAACCAATTGTCGATCTTTCAACGGCTTTAACGCCGCTTGAAAATTTGAACTTTACAGGAATATCATAAGCCTCAGTTTGCTTAGGGATGACCATCATCATTTTCATGATTAACCCCTCCAATGATATATGATATGAACCATTGAACCTTGACCCTCGAAGAACCGTAGCAATTCCTTATCGTAAATTTCAACACTCTGATTTTTCTTCATGCAAAACCCGGAACCGAGAAATCGTTGTGATCTCAAAGAATTTGCACCAATCAGTTTAGCAACAGCGAGTAGCTTATTTTCATCATCTTCCTCATCGTCAATTTCTTCAACTACCACCGTTTTAATTTCTTCTTCAACCACTTCGGGTTCGTCATCATCAATGAACTGTTTTTCTTCCTTAATAGCGACCTTGATTTTTTTCTCTTTCAAGGGTTTAATTTTTTTCACTTTTTTTGCAACTTTAGCCATTTTGATTTGCTCCTTTCTTTCACTGTACCAGTGAGTCGTAATAACCTTATGGCGTTTCGTTTCCTCCATTCAAATTATTACGCCGGGAGCGCCACATTTTTCGCCAACACAGTAGCGGTAACTTCCTCAAATTGACAATCCACGAAAACGGTCATAGCGTACTGATCGGTTCCGGCAAAGATGTCTCGATCTTTTTCAAGTCGAATATCACGACCAATAGCCAAGATCATATTCTTATAGTTCGCCAGCAAAATCTTTCCAAGCGTATTATAAGTAACCTTAACGACATCACCATCACCAATCGCACCACCACCATTACGAGTAACTGTTGCAGCAACAGCACCAGTACCAACAGCCAGAGCGTAATCAGTCGTTAAAATAAACTTAGCAGTAGCAACCGCAGCTAACGCTGTAGGAAGCAACGTAACATCAGTAATACCACCATAACTCAAAGTCTGTGCAGCAGTACCAGTCATCGTCGCAGTTTCAACAAACTGTGGTGTTGCGGACAAATACGGAATCGGGATGATCGGAACACCAAATGGCTTCAAGGAATCAGACGAATTCAAAGCACGATCACCGGTATCAGTAGCGCGTGTTGAAACTGTTTCACGATAACCTTGTTCATGTTCCATCGACGCAAAGTAACGAAGATCACCATTGTTCTTCAAGAACTTAGACGGCATCGCAGTACGCATTGCACCAAATACAGAAGCAGAAACTTCAGCACCAGCGGAATCAACAACGTTACCAGACAACGCCTGTTTTAGCAGACCATCAAACTGTGCCAGATAACTATCGTTGACATAATTAGCAGCAGAACCACCACCAAGCACATCTTCCTCGATAACTGCATAACCAACGGTATTACCGTCGATAACCAATTCCTCAAGGTTGTTTGCCAACTGCCTAGCCATCATCTTGACGATATGTTCTTTAACATTCGGCCCTTCAACATTGATCTTGGCGAATTCATCTGAAATTTCAAAGGGAACCAGAATACCTTTCGGCTGTAAAGTCACCTTGGAAGTCGTAACATTACGTCGAACCGCCGTTGCAGTCGCTTCCGTTTTCACCATCGCAACACGATTTGCGACGGTAATTTTGTCGATATATTTTTGCTCATTTCTGAACTTTTCGACTCGCATATTTTTGAACATAATCGATTCATCAACCACAAAATCAATGAACTTGGACGCCTGTTTCGGATTTAGCTTACCATCAGTAGCAAGATCACTCGTTTGAATGATTGCTTTAACGGCATCAATTACTTCCTGATTCGTTTTCTTTCGCATTTTCGTTCCTCCTATTTTTTTCTCAGCGAACACATTTATTTTATTAATGAGTGGTGATCATGTCATCCCACATATTAGCTTCTTCTTTTTCAGTATCGATTTCTTCAGTCTCAACATCTTCATCAACAGTCGCAGTCGGCAATCCACGCGACTTTTCGATCTTCGTAATCTTACCTTGAAGTTGTGCAAACTGCTTCATGATCTCAGCAATTGGCGCAAGAGACTCTTCAATATTGGAAAGTCGCTCACTCACATCATCATCCGGTGTTTCCTTTTCGACTTCTTCCTCAACTTTTTCGTCAGTTTCTTCATCAGACTCATCAACTTCTTCTTCGTCGTCAACTTCATCATCAACTTCTTCAGTAGTCGTAGTAGTCGTGGTAGTTTCAACTGCTAAATTGTCGATAACATCTTTCAAAGCATCGAGTTTTGCCATGACATCATCAGTGACATCAACAGTCGGTTCCTCATCACTGATTTCCTCATCCTCAACGGGAACCACATTCTTACTAACCTTTTCCTCAACAGTCTCAATTTTTTTCTTTTTGCTCATATCCTCGACTCCTTCCTTAGTTTTTAAGGATTTAATGACCAATACACTTTCTTCATTGGCACCTTCTTTAACCATATGAATTGAACTCACATCCAATTTTGTATATCGTTTAGGGCGATAATCACTCTGTTGATTTGCTTTCTTAGTTTCAATTTTACTCATCATCATCATCCTCGATTATAGCCATTGCTGTTCCAGTAATAGAAAATGCGCCATATTTACCATCTATAACCTTTTGAAACACATCTTCATCTAAAATTTTAACTGTGAGAATCCAAGTTCCTTTAGGCAACATATCATCGGATTCAAATCCAATGTCACTTTTTTTCATTTCAATTGGAGTCAACCAATTTTCAACAACAACAAAATCATCCGAAATAGTATCGTCATCATGCACTTCACCAATGTCTTGTGATTCCTTCATGAATTTATGAGCCGCAACTCGAATCACATCTTCACTATAAATATCATTATCAGCGTCACGTTGTTCAGGCTTTAATACGATTCCAGTGATTGTCTGTTCGAGGACATTTTTGATAACATCAAATGACAGCCCTTTCGATGTATCAACATCAACACTTTCAGTTTTAACTGGGTTAATCTTTTCAGTGATGAAAATTTTTAATTCTGAAGGGAGATTAGTAATTTCGTTGAACGACAAATTACCAATTATTTCTTCAAATTTTTTAGACATGGATATTTCAACTCCAATAAAAACGAACTTCAAACTTGAATTTTATTGGAAACGAGAAATAAATCAAGAAATATTTTGAATATGATTCATTAGTTCCGAAGTTTTCGTTTTAAACTTCCGGTTCCGTATCGTCGATCTCATCGTCCAAATCATCAATATTGGATGATTCCGAATCATTATTTTTTTGCTGTTCTCTAGCAACTTGTAGCATCATAGGAGTATTTGCATCAAGTTCACCAGTGACAGGACCAAGCTCTTGATTCAAAATGATTTCTAGGATACCTCTAGCTATCTCAGGTGTTAAACCACCAGAACGATCACCAGCAGATAACAATTTAACCATACTTTCAACATCAGTATTTAACGGCGAATTTGTAACGAACTTATGAAATTTCGATCCCAATGGAAGCATAATCTGTCGGTTAATGAAAGAATCAGCTTCCATCCTCTCAGGACTAAATACCTGTTCATCAGTCAAACGTCTAGCTTCAGCAGCCGTAGAACGTGTATAATCATCAGTCCTACCAAGATAGATTGGAGTTATTCTCCAAGACCTTCTAATACGATCAAGATTGTTTTTAGTGAAGTTCTCAAAAAACTCATCTTTCTGTTGAATCTTATCCATCGATTCAATGCGAATTTTCATAGTTCCTTTATCACTACCAAGCCCATTAATCCCCATTTCATCCTCACCTGAATCACCCTCGATCAGAATGAACCGGGAACGATTCATATTTCCTTCCATTTGGGACTCAGTATATTCCTGTAATCGCTCAATAGCTCCATCAGTCAACAAACCACCTTCAACAATCACAAACATAGATGGAACATTATTTCTAAGCATTGTCGAAAAATTAATTTGATCTGCGAATCTAGTTCCATATATCTGTAAAATCGCACCTGAATATCGAGGTAAACCATAAGGTGATAATTGACTGTAAATATTAAAAAACATCATCTCATTGGCTAATTTACATTTATCTGCTTCTTTCAACTCCTTACCTTCTGGAAAAAATGCACCAGTTTCCCTATTCAAATTGCGAGGATCACCATATTCCTTAAACCAAACTTTAGTTGTTCCTTTAGTTTGAACGTAACGCCTGAATTTAGCTTGTGCATCTCTAGTTTCAATCTGAGGAAAACCATTTTTATCAATCACCTTATAATACTGCTCATACCACGTTGCTTTCTCATCCTCTTTGGTCATCCGTACATCTTGAGAATGAATATGTGTAAAAAAATCAAGATCGGCGTTAACATTACGAATAACTTCCCAACAACCCCATCCTTCATCTTCCATGTCATACCATGATTTTTTTCTGACACCAGTAAATGAATCTCGACCACCAGCACTTGCGAAGAAATTCTTCAATTGTAAAAATTCAAGTTGAATTTCATTATCGAGTTCTTCTATCTGTTTATCATCCATTGTCCGTTTAATATAATTTATTTCATCTGTGCATGGCCGAATAATAAAACCAAATCCAACAACATTTGTGACCATTGCATCTATACATGGTCCAACTTCAGAACAACTTTCAGGAATCTCTGCAAGTTCAGCCGGATCATAAAGTGGTGCAATAACTTTTGATTCATCATACCAAGATATAAATGGATCATCTATAGTTGCTGTTGATGTTCCACGTTGATTAACTCTCGTTACCGCTTTTTCTTTTTTTAGTTGTTCCCGTTCTTCACGTTCCAGTGCGATCTGATAAATATTTGTTGGTTTACCAGATTGCTTACTTTTTCCAACTCCAATATGACGCACATTTATTTTAGGTGGAGTTCTTTTTTTAACAACCTGAAGTGATGTTGAAGTTGCTTTATTTTTCAGCTTGATTTTTGCCATTTTCTATCCTCATATAATTCTTGCTCCACCAGAGCGTCTTTTATTTTTCGATCTTCGTCCCTTTGCGGACGCCAGCATTATAGCTAAACCAGATGCATCCACCAAGTCATCTTTTGCATCACCCTTTGCATTCAATGAACAAAGCTGTGATTCAATATCAGAATTATTGGCTCCTTTATCCATAAAAAATTCACCACGCTCAACTATCGGACTCCATCTCATAGCCTGTGAAATTTTGTCTTTCAATGTTGTTATTGCAACTGCACGTATATCTTTTTCCGAAAATAATCTAAGTGCAGTTGGCATTATTTGTTGAAACTGATTTCCTTCAATCCCAATCATTATCGGATTAAAACGAGCATGAACATTTTCAATTACTGTTAATTGTTTCTCGAAAGATAACTTTGCAGTTTTTTTATACAGTAAATAATATTTACCTTCATATTCTCCAACAACGACAATAGCGAACAAACTGGAATCTTTTTTCTTCGATATTGCTAAATCAACGCCAGCCCAAATCGACATTTTATCCAATGATGGATATTTAGAAATATATTGAAACCAATCAAAATCAAAAACATCCCCTCTTAAAATAGCCGTGTCCAAAAGATATTGAGGATTAAAATGATGACTACCTCTCGATGCTTGTTTTTCCATTAACCATTCCAAAGTATAAACCTCTGGACAATTCGATTCTCCCTTAGCATTAAATGCCGGAATGATTAAAGTATTACCTTCAAAGCGTGAATCAAAGTTTATTAGATGATCATATAAATCCAGATCATGATATCTGGTTCCTCTCACTCGAAAACCAGTAACTCGATCTGGACGATACCCTGTAGGTTCAATACAAGGATCGAGAACATTATAAAAAAAGTCTTTAGTAACTTCACGTTGATGTTCAGTCCTTGCATTTTCTTCATCAACCAGATCATCACCATAAATAATATCATAATGCTGTGAAGCAATGGCACTTTCAATTCCGAGAGCTTTAACCGTTGGTTCTTTGAAAACTTCACTTCGAGTTGCGACTTCAATTTCAGATTTAGACCACGTTGAATTTGGATCGTAATGTTGTCCAAAAATTTCAGTAATTCTAGGTTTTCTCAAAATCTGTTTTAACTGATTCAAAAAACCTTTTGCATTACTATCCGTCTTTGATGCTAACAGTAATCGAACATTAGGGTCTTGAATGATTTCACAGGCCGCATCATCAACTGTTGTTATTGTTGATTTACCAATTCCCCGAAATGCCAAAATAAGATTATATTCAGGATTATCCCGATTGTGATCAATCATCATTTGGTGAGCATCATATACATAATGTCCACAACAGATCGTTGCGAATAAATCACGGCGATCATGATCTATAACTAATCGTCGAATACCTTCATTAGCTCTAGCACGCCTGTCTTTGATTGATTCAATATATTCAGATTTTTTATCGTCAATTAACGATTTATCAGCAGAGAACATTATAAACTTGTCTTTCGAGTTGCGCCTTTACGCTTCTTATTTAATGCTTTGATTGTAGTATCACGCTTTTTCTGTTTACCGGCTCTCACTTTTTCAAGTAGTTCATCCGGTTCATCTTCTGTTCTTGGCTTTGGTTTCAAAAAATAGACATCATTCTTTTTAGGTACATTATTAGTCTGTGTTAATTCCAATTGAACTGTATCAAAAAAATCTTTTTCTTTTTGATCAACTACAAATAATTTTTCATCCCTCATCTTTCTTAAATCATCACCATCCAACATAAAATGTGTTGAGGGAACCTTTGTAACGAATCCCATTTCTTGACCAGTTTTTAATATATTATCAGCACACTCCGATTTAAGTTTAAGAGCATTCACTATCGCATTGATATTTGGCTCTTTATCGATCTCTACAATATCACCAGTCTTAGTCATCACTTTAACAGAACGAGTTTTACCAAATTCAGTTACGAGATAATTAACATCTCGCATGATTTTTAATTTGACTAATGTATATTCTGAAAAGACTTCTTCTGCTGATTTTAGTAGTATGGTTTGAGCATTTTTTTCAATAACACCATCGATGAACTGTGTGACTTGTTCCTCTGTATAATCACGATCTAAATCATCTTTCAACATCTCAACAGTTTGAGCCAATGTCATTTCCATAGACCAACCATAAAACAATGCTGCTCTAACTAAATCATCATCAGTTTTAATGAGTTCTTGTGGTTCTATTTTTTCTAGTGCTGTTGTTTTCGGCTTACGTTTTATTTTCATCGATTTTCCAAAAGTTAAATCCCAATGGAAAATCATAGAGTCACGTAATGAAGTTGTCAAGTCCAAAAAAAATCCTGAATCCACTGAGGTTCAGGAAAAACTTCGGAACTAATGGATTAATTACATTGAGCGCATAATAGTACCGTTAATCATTATGAATTTACCTTTGAATTTATCTTTCATCTCAAGCGCAATTTTCTTTGCTTCTTTCATCGTCATACATTTAACTGGTGTATTCGGAACGACAACCCAATCATTTGGATCATTTATTGGATGGTCAATCACAGTAACATCAATTCCAGTTAAAGGATGTTTCCATTGATATATTGAAATTGAACGAATTATTTGATTTTTGTGATTTCTATCAAGCCACCGATCATAGGTATTCGTTTCAAATGTATCTTCTGAGACTTTTGACACTATTTTGATCTCCAAAAAAAGAACGGGCTTTTTACAGCCCGTTAAAAATGAAAACTCTTGTCACAATCACACTAACAGTCGATTCCTGTTTAAACCTCTCGTACATTTCCGTCAACTATCATATCCCCATCCAACACAGCACCATCACAAACCTGTCCATCACCTGCAACTATAACCTGTTCACCAAGAAAAGCCGTTTTTCCAACCGTCGCGGTTTTGTTAACAACCCCACCACCATTTTCAAAAATTTTCCAGTCGGTTTCAACACCACCAACCAATTTAATTGCTCTTTCAATTCGCGCTTCCATAATTTTTCTCCCAATGTTTAGTTTATACTCCCAAAATAAATTATTTATATTGGAAACTGTTAATTTGTTCTCGGAGTGACCGTTTTGACCTTACGTCGGGATTTGATCTTCTTGAACTTCTTCTTAACAGGCTCAGAAAGCGCTGTAGCGGCTTTTGCTGCCTTCTTAGCCTGTAATCGGGCTTCTTTAGCCTGATCGATGCCAGCTTGCTTCAGAGCCTTATTTTCGGCCTTCTCAGCCTCTTTAGCAATCACCATATTGATCTTGATTTGCTCAAGATGTTCCTCAAAGCCTTCAAGTCCCTTTTTCCGCATTGCAACCCTAACACCGGACAGTTGGCCGATCCAATAATTCTTATTTCGCTTAGGATTATCATCGCCAATTTCTTTGATCTGAGAGGATATATATGTTTCCATCTGTTCAAGCACAGGGAACGGATGAGTCTGCTTACGTGCAGTCGCTTCAACTTTCTCACCAGTTTCCTTAGACAGCTTCTTAGCGACTTTCTTCTGCCCTGGTGTTGGCGCTGATGCCGATGCAATAATTGTCGCCTTTTCGATGATCTCATTCTTATCCTGATTTTTCGCAAATTCCCTTCCAAGATCACGAAGTCCAGTAATGGTGATTTGTCCTCGATCAAACAACTTTTTGACTTGCATCGGCAAATTCAACATCTCAAGACGAAAACGGACATAAGATTCAGTCTTTCCAAGAGTAACAGCGATGTCAGCATTGGAAACATCTTTACCCAATTCCTTAATCCGCTGGAAACCCACAGCTTCATCCAATGGCGTTAGAGGAACACCATCATTTGAAAGAATCATACGTGCAATTCGATTTACAGCGTTATTATCAGTTTCCAGAATGAACGGAAGTACATCAACCGTTCCTTTCTTCTCAGCATTAGCAGCATTGACCGCCGCCAATCGTCGATGACCATCCCTGACAACCAATTTTCCACCTTCAAAGGAACAGAGAATTGGCTTGTTCTTCATATACCCATGCTTTTTAATAGACCCTACCAGTGCAGCATCAGCTTCCGTATTAGTCACTGAGCGAAGATTAAAATCATCCTCAACGACAAATGCTCCCGGCTTTGCAAACTTCAGTTGTTCATTCCGCTCTGTGATTTCTGAAATCTTAGCGGTTGCTTTCTTCGCCACTTTACCCATTTTTGCTCTCCTAAATTTTTTGTTCGCTGTTTTTGTTTCCGCAACTTCCAAACTCTAATATAAGACACTGACTGAACTTGTCAAGGGGGTTTTTGATTAGTTCTGAAGTTTTTTTATTCTTCCCGATTTTCCACCTTAATTCCAAGTTGCAGCAATCCCAAAAGAGCTATTGCATGTTCATACCGATTTTCAATCGCTCGTTGATAAGATTTAGATTCCTCGGGATTAGCCTGTGAATCATCAAGTTCATGATATTGATCTCCAATCGCATCATGTAAAAATCCACCCAACACTTCAACAATTTCATCAGAATCCATTCCTTCAAATTCAATCGGAAGTTTCATCGGAGTTAATTCTAAATATCTCATTTTATTTTTTCCAACTAGATAGTCGTTCAACCGCAATTGAACCAGCATACGCAAGTCCAAGAATCACATAAGCAATTGGCCTAACCCAAAGCTGCTCAGTTGGAATTGAACAATCCTGAATCAAATACGCCAAAACAAAAATCACGGCGATTCTGGTTGAAACAAATTTCTTAAAGAACTCAAACATCGCACCAATTTTTTCAATCTTCATTTTTTTACACTCCTTTTTCTACGGGGTTTTTCATTAGGAAATCAGAGAATCGTTGCTGAACCATTGTTAAGATGCCATCAAATCCGGCTTTTGATGATTGTTGAATATAAGCCAAGATTGCCAAGTCCAAGATCGTTTCAAACATCACAATCAGACGCGCTGCATCATCCTCAGTCGTTGTTATGATCGGTAGTGACATTGGGGGCATATTCTTCTTCACATTCTCATCAACATCACTACAAGAACCAAAATCTAACAATGCTGTAAAATACGCAAGCCCCTCCTTTTTTTTCATATGGATTGAAAAAAACTCAGATAACGCCAACATCCCAACCGTTCCACTCGGATTCACTTGAAATTTCATTTCTTTTTTATCCTCCCTTTTGAAAAATTAAACACTTCCAATTCACTCGATTTATTTAGAACCGCAAAGACATTAACCACACATTTATTCATTCTTTTAATCAACGCTTGTTCGTCCATGTCGATATAAGGAACTTCGACGGCTACCGGAATAATGATCTTCTTACGATCATATCTGAGATGATCATTATTATCCCTCATCAGAACCAATCGCTTTGTTTTTTTCAATCTGAATCGCTTCAACACCAGATCAAATACAAAATCATCTGAAGCTGGTCGTGGTGTATAATCAGCCAAAGTTAATTGTTCGACCTTATGACGACAACACAAAAGCATCGCCTGTGCTGGTGCAACATTGTGATATTCAAGAACTTCATTCATTTTGAAATCATAAATAAATACCAAATCCTTAGCCTTAAACATCCTTTTCAATTCTGCTGTCGCTGCTTTATCTAATGTCTCGGTTAGCATTCCACCTCCTTTGTTCTCGCATACAAATTGTTATCATCTAAGTACGATTTTACAACTGCCTCAGTCACCAAACGAATTTCTTCAATATTAGAGCATTGACCAGTTCTCATCAGAACCCTTGTATGATTTGCAATAGTTTTCGCATCGACACCATTAAACGTATAAAACGGATTCCATCGAATTGCAATTTGTGAATTATCACATGCAACGACATCAAAAACTTTTGAGATTTCACTTTGGTTCTTAACCAATCGAGACTGATTGCCAAAAAGAATATTAGCCTTGTTATCCACCAACATTTGTAATTCATAAAGATAAGGTAATGTAACTGAAGCTACCATGACATTCAAATTATGTTGAATCCCACTTGTCAACATTGGATATTTCAAACCGCAGAAAATATCGTGGAATTTTAAGTAAACTGTCATTACATCGATCTTGGCATATAACCGTGTAATCTGAAACTGACACGTTCCATCAAACAGTTCAAACAGATCACAGAGATAAATGTAAATATGATTATTTTGGATAGTCCATAAAATATAATCCTCTGGAACCGTAGTGAACCATTCCGGTTTCTCTGTCATCGAAAGAAGAAAATGATATTTGATCGTATTAATCATTTCAAGATCGTATATTTGTCCATCAAATTTCCATTGGAGTTTCTCATTGAAAACCAAAGGTAAATTATTTTGGACTATTCCGAAATCTTGGAAATCATTTATCATCGTTATAGATGTCTTTCTGCTCGTACCAATTTTTTCCATCGGACATATCTGGTAATACTTTGATCTTCTCTTTCGCTTCAAGCAACTGTTCCTCTGTTGGAAAAAAAATCTTTGGTACACCGAACTCAACAAAAACTTCGGAACTAACGCTTTTGATTTTCGGCTTTAAGCAATCGTCACAAAAGACGTTTTGCTTTTTGGTGATTTCTTGCCCACATAAACAGATTCTTCGTTTGTTCTTCTTTCTGGTTTTTCGGCTCATCTTATTCCTTAAAAAATTGGATGTGTGATCGCACTAAAATCGATTACTTTCAACTGGTCATTTTCAAGACCCAAAACCATCCAAAATGCTTCAACTTCAGGGGATGGTGATGGTTTCATTTTAATATCTATTCGGATTGTTCGATTTTTCAAAAATTCCTCAAGCTCATAATCATTTGTCTCAACTGTTAGCTGATAATCAGATTCACAAGCCTCTGGCACACTATTAATCAAAGCACAAAACACCATTTCAAAATCAAATCGAATCAACCTAATTTGATCTCTTATTTCATCAGATGTTTCTAAATGAAAAAGTTTTCGCAATCTCTGCAACAACGCATGATTCAAAACATAAACCATTCCAAGACCAAACACATTTTCCATTTCAATTCCTTTCTGCTGTTTCCCAACTCACTCCGTCTAATCTAACCAACTAGATTCAGATGTCAAGCCCCTTTCATTTCATTTTTTTAATTAGTTCATTCAGTGTTTGTCGAACCACTGAAACACCATCGCCCTGCAACGTCCTATTCAAAAAATACTGTAAATTCTCATATTTCTTCAAATTTGAAAGAAACCAAGGAACCACATATATCTTACATTCTTTTCCATGTGTCCTGATATCGACGTAAGAAATGAAAATTGACCAAAATGGACTTCTAGCCATATAGAATTCTTCCATCTTTCCAAAAAGAAATTTATTGAACCGTTTTTGTTCTTTCAAAATCCTGAACATCAAAATTGATCTAGCGTCATCGATTTGCATTTTGAAGCTCCCAAATGCAGTTAGACAATGAAACAATTTTAAGCCTTTCCTTTTTGATTAACAAATTAAAAAACTTCGGAACTATGAAAATCCGGGTTCCCAATCCCTTCCAAGGGTGAGCGAAAATTTCATTCAATTCACAAATCCCATTCATAGAACCAACCAAAAGCAGGATTCAAAAATGGATACTTAAATCTGTCAGTTTCGCTTTTTCTTAGAATAGAAAACAGATTCTAAATTTTCAACGCCATCCACATGACGAACTCAACACAATGCACGGGGAACCCGGATTTTCAAAGAACCGAATTCAATTTAACCCCGTTTTTGAACTTGTCAAGACTATTTTTTATTTTATTTTTACGACATATCCAACAAAGCATCGCCATACCAGCTAGACCCATCATATAGTAAATTTACTATATCAACATCCCCAATGCCAACTGACCATACAGGTTCAGCACCACCAATCCATAAAACTCCATTTGTCGAGAAATCGGGATCGCGCGTACCAGCACCATCTTGCGTCATAATGAGAGTATATTTACCACCAGAAACCGGATTACTAAATGCAGCAAACGCAACAGACGCACTATTAAGCGTAATCGTCTGCGTTATTCCATCAGCCCAATCAACAGTCGGAGTAGCACCAGAATTTCCGAAAGCATTCAAGGAAAATATATTTACTTCATCGCTGCCACCATTCTCATGAGTCGTGTGATGATTCCCAGGATATTCCATCCATCCACCAGAACCGATAAAAACGTAGTAAAGTAGTCCAAGCAGCATCCATATTAACCAACCTTCTTCCGGCATTTCTTCGACCCAATTACTTCCATCCCATTCATAAACATAATCTTCCGTCCAACCGTTAGCAGTCGCTTCTGATATGTACCTATCACCAACTGACGGACCGACTGGAAGCCCCCCCGTTGGATCATAAAAATCCTCAACCGGCTCTCTAAACGGAAAATCATCAAAAGCTAATCCAGTTACAGTCGCCGCTTCACCATCAGTGTACCTTACATGATGCGCTGTAGATACATTCGTATGCGCCTGTAATCTATCATCGCCATATTGCTTAGTTTGGGACATTTTAAATCCTTATAAAAGAAAAAGCCGCCTCAAATCGAAACGGCTTTCTCGGTTAGAACCTATCAGATTTATGGTTACTCAATAAAGTAACCATGTAGGAACACATCAGCCGTTCCCGAAGTGCCACTATCAGCACCAGTAATAGTGCAATCCAAAGTCGCATCATTACCAGCAATTGCCGGTTGAAGTCCTG